AAGTAAAAGGTATTATAAAGTTACTAGCTCCATCGTATATAGTCCTAGCAACTACGATGTCTGACTTTCCCCATTGGATAGTGAATCCATTAGCATACTTCACGAAACCGCTTTCTCCAAAGCGTTGCGCCACTATTCCACCTTCGCCTAGCTTGGTTTTTATATCTTTCAAAGTAGCGACTGGATTCTCTTGCCAGTCAGTCGCCCCAAGGATTTTGGCAATCGCATCTGTAATTGCCGGGTGAGCAGAAACATCTGTATTATGAGTAGCTAATTGATTCTTTAAATTCTGAAGTAGCCCTCCGTGTGCTCCTGGATCCATATTATGTGCTTCCAAATCATGCACAGAAGCTACTCCGTTATCCGAAATAACCGCTTGCACCTTTTCCGCATTGCCAACCACAGTAGTAATCGTAAATGTGTAGCTATCCATTGGCGTATTCTTATCCGGGATGTAGTCAACATAGTTGCCCCCATTTGTGTAGGAGAAAAGCACCTCTTGTCCATTCTCGCCTGCTTTGGCCATGAGCCCTATTTCTCGCGCATAAAAACCGGCTTCAAGGTTTTTATTCGAGAGTAGCCCCTGTACCATGAATTGTCCATCGCCTGTTTTAACACTTTTAGTAATCGCTAATTCCAGGCGCTTATCAGTCAACGCCGCAGCACGTGGAATTGATGCGGGCATATCGCCTGCACCGATAACAATTTTTGTAAAAATCAAAGCCTGCTTACTAGCATTAGCTTCCGCAATAGTATTTGTCCCCGCCATTGTAGTAATGACGGCAGGATAATTTGCCATGTAGACCTCCTATATATGAATATATTGGTGAACGGTAACAATACCGCCGATATAGATTTGTTGCGTTTGTGGGCCTGTCGCGATTGTAAGGCTCGGTTCAGCTACGGCACTGCCTGCAGCTGTTGCAATACCACCGACATACACACCGCCCGAATTAATAGCGTGCACATATTCGATACCATCTAGCCAGGACCTTTTATTCTTGACGAATTCTAATATACGGAGCACGCGCTCTCGTATATTCGGTGTCATCATATAACCGGACATTTGGAGTTTAAAATGGTAAGGCTTACCACCCTCGTATCTCCAGTTCTCCACAACTTCGCAATCTGAATACAGTTCGCCGATAGCTTCCTCAACTAATCCAACGGTGCCTTTTCTTCGATGCCAAGCGATAGAACTCAAAATTAATTTAATCTTTTGTTCTCTCGCTACAGCTTCATCGTAGAAGTCAACGTGTAAATGCCAGGCTAACTCATCTAGTATTGGCGTGCTTAACTCATTAAGATGCGACAAGATAGTTAGTCTATCCACGAAAGGCATCAACACCATAAGTTTCAACGTAACCACTTCAGCTAAGGCCTGAACATTAGCATCATTAGCAATTGAGCTCGGTAGCGTATCCTTTAATTTGAATTTGTAGAGATCATTCATGCTCTACACCCCCATATGTGATAGTCTTACCAGTACACTGCGCCAATTCCACTTGGTAGCCATCTTCCTTTTTGCCGTCTTTCACAACAGTAAATACAGGGGATGTTACGCTAACACGTTTAGCCCCGGCTTCCATTACACGGCGAATTAATTCAGATGGAATGATATCACGCCCCACTTTTCCGGATTGCCATTGTATATAATCCGTAACCGCCGCATCGACTCTACTCTTAATCGTGTCAGCGTAATACGAATTATCCGAATCAATGTAGTACTGAATATCAATACTATAATTCTTAGCAATTGGCGCTTTTACAGACACATTATCGGTAAGTGGTCGCACCTTCTTATCGGTGAGCGTAGCTTCCACTAATTTAATAATTTCTTCCCCTGCAATTTCACCAGATACTAGACCCGGATATACAACTACATCCCCCGGTTTAGGCGATACCACTTTCACGGAGCTAATAAGGGCTGATGCTTTTTTTGTAAAAAACTCATAGGCCCCTTCGGCCCCTGCACAAGAGAAGCTTTCAGGCGCTTCCCTGATACGTTCGCGGAATGCATCGTCCGTCTCCGTGTCAGCACCACCTTCAGAGATTGTAATATTGGTTACACTTGCGATATATGGGATTGGATCCACAAGAGTGGTAATCGACCCTACTGGATAGCCATTTCCTTTGGCAGATGCTTCTGTGCATACCGCCTTTACTTGTATCATGGTTTCAGTAGCTGATAAGTAGTAAGGCTCAGTTAGTGCAAAAAATGCACCATCTCCCGCAGTAAATCGTGTACCTTTTGGAATAGCTATACCTTCAGGCCGTGCCATTGATGCGGTTAACTTCATAGTAGTGACTGCGCCAGTTGCCTGTAACCGTTCTACGCCTAGGGCTATACCTATATGGTCTAAGTTATTTCCCCTAGCATAGGCCAGAAGATTCTGCTTGCCCGTATCGTTGATGCGGTTTAACAATAAAATCACAATGTTAGTAATCGTTAATAGGAATAAGCGAATAGGGTCCGCCGGTGCTAACTTTCGCCCAGTAACAGAAGTGTAGAGGGCGAATATTTCCTTTTCAACGGCTTCTTTATCCGCCGTGACAAAGTTGATTTCTGGTAAGTTCATTATTATCGCCTCCACGGTGGTAAATTAATAGTCGCCCTTATATCTACATCAGGGCATTTCAGAATAAGATTAGCAGGCAATATCACATATTGAGCGTACTCTTGATTAGCTTCTAACAGTACATTCATGTAAGCTTCGCTACCATAGACTTTAAATGCGATACCGTCCCACATATCCCCTTGGATGGTTCTATATTGATTCATAGACACCTACACTTTCTAGCCATTCGTCTTTTATAGCAATCGATACCTTGGGTATCAAGTGCCCTTCTTCCGCATCTGTTGCTTCCGTTCTTTCAAAGTCAACGGACACAACTCTGCATCGTGGCTCGTATTCAGTAATGGCCCGAATCACCTCTGCAGATATTCTGGCCATTGCTACTGGTAGCGGCAAGTCGATAACAGTTCCATCAATACCAAATCGCCTATCAAGGGGCACAGAAAATTGCGTTGTAGAAATAATGGTTCGCACATTTTGAATAATCTCAGTAAGAATATCCTTGGGGGCAAAGTCAATGCCATCAAGGCGAGCGCTTACGTCAATTTGCATTTGTATCGCCTCCTTGTTTAGGTGTGATTACAACTTTAGGAATATCCGGGGCCTCCTTCAGCGTCACATTAATAGATGCGGATAGGACGTTACCTCGATTATCAATCGTATTCATAGCTGCGCTTATACTGGTAATCAATAATTTATGCTCACTAAATGGTTTACCATTAATAATCAACTGTTCGGCTTGTCCTTCTCGGCACATCTTGGCCACCTCTTCAATTTCTTTTAGAGGGTCAACGCCCAATAGCTTATTAAAGTTCATCGTAAAAGAAATTTCATCTGCGTCAGGTCCTAAGAATTCAAGTATAGGCTTTTGCCCTATGATTTCTTGAGACGCTGTTCGTGCACTGATATTCCGTGCCAATGCATCGAACGTACGCACTGTATGAGAAGATGCCACAAACACAATTTTTCCAAAGCTTCCTAATTGGCGTTGTGGTAAGTATCCTCCCAGGCCAAACTTATCCGCTAAATTAGATAGGCGAGAGTAAGCCACATCGCCTAATTGCGTATTTTGTAAATTCTTTAAGCCTTGTGAATTAAGGTTCTTCTTATAGTTGGCAGCAGTACTACCTAATTTACTAAATAATGATATGTTACTCACCTCCTATCCATTCGGCGTGCCTGTGCTTCCGCCTCCAGGAACGACGCCACCGTGCGTGTGAGACACTAAACTAATTCCGTTAACCACTACATCCCCTGAAGGAGCATTAATAGTTAAATTACCGGTGCAATTAATAACGAGCCCTCCCCCGTCCGCATCATAGGAGACGGTCGAGCCGTCCGCAAATTTGATGCCGTGGATATTCTGTCCATTAAAAGAGGGCTTATCCTTGGCATTGTAAGTAGTGCCTAAGATGTAGCCCTGGGACAAATTATTATCTTGTGGTAGAAATAAACACAATACCTGTTCGCCAACACCTGGCATCCAGTAATGTTTATTATCTTGTGATCCGTGTGAAAGTACTTCGAGTGGATACGATACTAAATCATCGCGGTCCGGAAATGTTACTCTTGCCGTCATGGTAGCGGGGTCAGTACTAGATACGATGCCGTCACGAATTAAATTTTTTAACGCTACACTAATATCCATCTAGGCACCTCCTTATATCTAGGCTTTGGGTATATCCGCCCCCTACCTTATGGGAGCATTTGCTAATGATATACTTACCGTCGAATTTACCAAACCCTTTTAAATTGATTGTGGCTGATGCGGCCAACACGATATGGCCAAGCATAGCGATGGAACCGGTAATTTCATTCTTGTTCTTTTCGCGCAGCTTTTTCTTGGCCAAGCGTTCGGCTTCTGCTTGAGTCTCACAACTTTGGTTAACTTGTAATATCTTGCCCTGCGTTTTGTGAGGGTCCTTAAACGTATATTCGATAGTACTCTTTTGCTTAGTGCTCTTGTGCTTTACGTGGCATCCCCAATACACATCCTTTAATGACGTCTTTAAAGAATAGCTACCTTGATAAGGAATGACTTCCCCAAGCTCCTTAATTTGTTCTTCTGTGAGGTCCGTAGGCATTGGTCCCTTGATTAGCGTTGCAACTACTTTTTCTGTTTCAAATTTTGTTTCATCAAAAATAATCACTTGCTTATCTGAAACCTTTAACGCCAGTCCGTTATCCTTACAAACTTTCATCAAGAATTCTAAATCAGATTGATCCGACTGCTCGACCCTATCTAATTTGATTGTTTCGGGTGTATCATAAAACAATTCAAGCCCTGCGCCTTTTGCCAGTTCATCCGCAACAGCTTTAAGCGTAGTCTTCTCCCATGACTTACTCTTTAATTCCCCTCTTAACTTGGATTCATCTGGAACACTAACGGCCCCTATGGTGACTTCGTGCGGTGGATTCTTGCACGTGATTTCATCAATTTCAAACTGTCCGCATTTCATCTCTATCTCGTCTCCGAGTTCATTCCAGTTATGAAACACGATTGATGCGGTTAGCTTAGCTCCCTTTTCGGGGAACCAATCGGACATCCAAAGCTCTTCTATGTCATGTAGTGTGATGGATATATCATCAGCTTCTCCCGACATGACATCGTTGAAGCTGAAATCCTTTAAATAGGGAACCAGGTCTTGTGTGATGTCCTTTTGGTCATACTGCAGTTTGACAGTCACATAGCGCAAATTACTAGGCATAACTTACACGCCCTTTCCGGTTTTGGATTTCAGCAAGGCGCGCCTCTAGGTCATCCATTGCACCACCTACTGCACTTTTAATTTGTTGCACCGCACTTGCATCGGCATTACCATTAATAGTGATGTTGATTGGTGCTGATACAGATACTGCAGAGTTGCCTTCACCAGGGAAAAGCCCCATCATAGCACCAGTTTGACGCCATAAGGCTTCGGCCCTTGGTGTACCATTGATAGGAATCGCAGCTTCATCAGATTCTTCGGCAAACGTAGTAAGGAACGCGCCTTTCCCATAAATACCGCCTTTCGCGTTATGTTGTACGGATTGTCCATTAGCTGTTGCCGTGCCTTCTACTCTTGCTTGAATTGGTTTACTAAAAATGGATCTAACCCATTCCCATTTTTCACTAATCCAATCGAACAGACCTCCGAGTTTACTCATTACCCAGTCGTAGAATTGGCCAAGCGCTGCTTTAGGGTCTTCCCACAATAGAGTGAACCAGGCTTTCACTTGGTCCCAGTTAGCAATTAACCCCATCGCCGCATAAATCAGCCATCCTATAGGACCGGCCATGAACGCGATAATGGCAGCTGTAGGGGATTCCCACATCGATGTGCAGAAGTCGGACACAATTTCAAAATGAGTAACTAACCACGCCAACACGCCAATTAATGCTGCAATAGCTAAGATAACCAACCCTATCGGATTAGCACTCATCGCGGCATTTAACAACCATTGCGCCGACGCGGCCGCATAGGTCGCAACTGTACCTGCTATCATCGCCGCTTTATGGATACCCGATGCAATCACATTGCGCATAGTTGCCACACGTTCCGATTCCATCATAAGCCGATAAGCCGCATGTGCTGCCGTTACGCTGAAGTAAATAGCTTTCACTGCTTTATAGGCAATGACCATGCCCGCTACTGCAACGCTTGTCTTGATAATAGCTTCCGTAAGTTCAGGGTGCTCACTTGCTACTTTTGATACATATGCAGCTTCATTTGCTAATGAATCACCCAATTCTGCAAGGGTAGGCAACATCGTACTTCCTATAGAAATTGCCACTGACTCAGTCGCGGACTGTAATCGCGTCATAGCGCCCCGTGCATTATTCTGCATTGTTTCAGCCATAGTAGCAGCTGCGCCGTCACTGTTTTCAAGTTCTTTCGTTAAATTATCTAACGCATCCGGTCCCTGATCAATTACAGCTACCCAAGCTGATGCTGCATTGGTTCCGAAGATAGTCGCAAGCGTAGCAAGTTTTTGCTCCTTGCTCATGTCCTTGGTCTTATCAGCTAAGTCGCGAACAATTGCGCTCATCTTGCGTGGTCCATTGGTATCATTCATAGCAATACCCAGGCTGTCTAATGCGGCTCTTGCTTCTTCTTGTTGCGCTGTGGCTTCGCTTAATGAAAGCCCCATTTCCTCTATCGCTTTAGTCGATTTTGAGGAAGTTCCTGCCAAACGCAAGAACCCTGAACGTAAGGCTGTGCCCGCAGCGGATGCCTTGATACCACTATTGGCCATAAGCCCAGTAAGTGCAGCCGTTTCTTCTAAACTTGCGCCAAAGGCATGTGCCACTGGTGCGGCGTACTTCATTGTTTCACCCAACATTTCAACGGTTGTATTCGTGCTAGTTGTAGTTTTAGCAAATACGTCCGCCATATGGCCTGCGTGTTCTGCGCTTAGGCCAAAGGCTGTAAGGTCATCAGATACGATATCCGCAGTACGTGCCAAATCCGTATTACTAGCTGCAGCTAAGTTCAAAAGCCCAGGCATACCTGCCATGATTTGTTGAGAATTCCAACCGGCCATGCCTAGATATGTCATAGCTTCGCCCGCTTGTGTTGCAGAGAACATTGTTTTCTCGCCGAGTTCTCGAGCCGTGGCTGTCAATTGTTGCATTGCCTTATCATCAGATACGGTGATTGCCTTTACCTTGGACATCACTGCTTCAAAGTCAGCTGCTTTAGATAGCATACCGACGAGCGGAGCGGCCATTACCGCAGTAGTAGCCATAGTGCTACCTAAATCACTACGAGCACTTTTAGCATTAGCATCTGCGGCAATTTTATTTTGCATCGCTTTTCTAAGTTTAGCGTCTTTAGCTGCCGTTTGGTCTAAGGCCTTGCCTACCTTCTCTGTTGCATTGCGGTAAGAGTCCATGGAAATAACGCCTTGCTTTAACGCCGAATCCAAAGCTCTTTGTTGCGCTTTCAGCTCGGTCATTTTAGAGCCGTATTGCGTCAACGTGCCCTTGGCTTGCTGCATCGAGGTTTTAAAGCCTTGGGCTAATGCGCCGTTTATAGCAAAAGCAATCTCAAATACTTTACCCGCCATAGTTCCTCCTTTCTTTTAAATTTGTGTACGCAAAAAGCGCTTGATGGATTAGTCCTCATCCTCCCTCAAGCGCTTTTCATCTTCAAGAACAAATTCTAAATCATCTATCCAATCTGCTATTTCAGCAATTGGGGTAGACATCCAAAAGTCTATGCCTCCGCATTCTCTAAGCCGGATGGCAATTCTTCGGCATTGTTGTCCGGGAGAAGTCCCATTTTCTCTACCGAACCACGCAATAAAAAAACGCTTACCTCTGCGCACATTTCAGTGAATTCAGAGATTGGCATTGTCATTAATACCTTTGCGCTTTCCTTCAACGCTATGGCGGCAACTTCTGCCTGAAATCGTTTAGAGAATGTAACATCCGGAGTCATATCGCCTTCGCGGCGGACACGAAGTTCCGCCTTTGTGAAGTCAAACCCAGTTAAATTGTTTAAACCATCAATTAGTTTTTCGCGATCGTATGTAGCCATTATTTACCCAATGCCTCCCTTACGGATGCCAAGTAATCAACACCATTGATTACACAAACATAGTTAAATTTATCAATTTCAGTACGTGTTTTACCACCAACAGTCATTTTGAAATATACAATTTCAAATTCTGTAGAAGTATCTGTTTTACTTGCTTGTTCAAACTTACCAAGACCGATTTTCTTAGGCATAACTTTTGCATATACGCTGACCGCTTCGGGTACTAATTCACCTTTTGCGGAATCATATAATTGTTGCGCACCACGAATTTCGATATCATGCACCTTTTGACTAGCAAGGTCGGTCACATCTTTATCAATGGTATTCCATTTAATGGACATGTTCATTGCCTTAGTTTGACCAAGTACACCCAAATCAACTTCGCCGGCAATGCCTGCGCCTTTGATTGTGTCGCTGATAAATTCAATATCAGGTAAGGTTACATCGGCGTAACCATATAATTCTCTGCCCGAGCTAAAAATGGCAAAGTCAATCAACTTATCTCTATGTTTAGCCATGAGTTACCTCCCTTTTCAATTAAATAACGTGCTCATGTAAGATGAATCATATTCTTGGATGAAATCAACTTCACGAGCCGGTGTTGGCACACCTAAATATACATGGAATCGATAAATTCCGTTCAACAAATCTGTTATTGGGTTTTCAGATTCCAAAAATTCAACACGGGCGCCAAGAAGTGCGCCAGATGCTACATGGCCATTTAGCCAAGCGTTGGCACTATTTACGACGTTATTAATCAATCGTTTATTTCCTGGGTCATCAATTTTAGACCAGAAGGATGTAATCAACGTGTTAGATACCCAGTTAAACATACGACGTACAGGGATAAAGGAATCTTTAACATCTGTATTTGATGGATAAGCCGTTGTACGATTGCCCCAAGCTCTCCAGCCTCCAATGAAATTAAGCGCAGTAACGACGCCCTGGCCGTTCAAATACGCGGCTTCATCTGGGCCTAGATAGATTTCAGTACCGTCTTTTAATACGGCGCTATCTGCTTGCAAGGACTCATTAGATGGAGACTTGTAAGGAATATCGTCATATTTAGCGTCTGTCTTAGCCATAAGACCTGCGAGTTGTGTGGATAAATGGAATTGACGATTAGTTAACGCTACTTTTGGCCAACATAAAATTTGACGTTCATCGACGTAGTTCTTTTTATTTTTCCATTCACTAACGGCAGTTGCTTTTTTAATTTCATTCGTAGGTGCATCGCACAAGGACATAGCTTGGAACATGCCATTAATAGTAGTTTCTTTTGCTTTCATAACTGCTGCTACAAGCGTGTTATGAGACCAGCCTGGCGCCAATAAGTTACCAGGGATTAAGCCAAAGCGAGGGAATACTTCATTAATAAGTTCCAAACCTTTACGCTTACCTTCAGTATCCACACCGCCGACGATGTCATCTGCCGTTACCATAGATGGGTCTACGTAATCATAAGTTACCCAAACAGATGTTGCGCTATTAAGTGCCCCTGTAGATACAATCCCAATAAGCAATTTGCCTTCATCGTTAAAGGCCGCAGTGTAATCAACATTGATAGTTGACGCCGCTCCGCCATTGGTAGCAGATACCTTTAACGTATTGAGTAATACAGGGTCTTCAATTGTCACGACTTTATCCTGAATTTGTTTTTGCGTTGATGCCAAAGTCTTCTTATGTTTCTTCGGATCAAGAACATTAATAAAAACAACCGGCGCCATTCCAAATAAAGAGAATTGAGAATACATAGCTTCGCACAATGTGTATTTATCCCATTCTTTAGAGTAGCCCAATTGAGTAGTGGCAGATGCGTAGTTGTAGCACAATACAGCCTTATTAGCTTCCGCAGGGTCTGTAGCTAAGTGCACAGGTGCGGTGCCAACATAAACCGGTAAGGCTGCCGTAGCTTCTGTCATAGAAATAAGAGAAGTAGGGACCTCTCTTGTATAAATTCCGTGTCTATAGTTTCCCACTATCTACGACCTCCTTTTTTAAATTCAAGGTAAGCGGTATTCATCGCTGTACCTTCTGTTGCTAATTCTTGTTGTGCTTCTGCAATCTTATTAATTGGCACAAACAATAAGCGTAGCATTGCTTTATCTTCACCTACAGTGGCAGGG